TCAGGTCTTGCAAAGGTAAAGTCTATTGCTTCGCAGAAATTTGAAGGTGGCGGTTCTGCAAGTGGTGGCGGAACGGGTGCGCCAAGTTTACCACAGCCAACAGCGGCTAACTTTAATATAGTAGGTAATTCGGGTACTAATCAAATCGTGGAGGGCTTAACGTCTGCGCCAGTACAAGCATACGTGGTAAGTAGCGAGGTAACGTCTGCACAAAGTTTAGATCGTAACAGAATAAAAACAGCAACACTTTAAATAAGTTATATAGGTATGAAAAATCTACAAGACATAGAACTAAAGATAAAAGACGAAGCAGAAGACGGTGTTTTCGCTATTTCACTTGTTGAATCACCCGCTATTGAAGAGGACTTTGTTGCCCTAAGTAAACACGAAGTGGAACTTAAAGTAGTTGACGAAGATAAACGAATCTTAGTTGGTTTTGCCTTAGTTCCTGAAAAGAGAATTTACCGAGTGATGCAGGGTAAAGAGTTTAACATCTACTTTTCTAAAGATACGGTTGCTAAAACTGCCGAGTTGTTTATGAAGCAACTTAACCTAAAGAATTGGACATTAGAACACGAGCAAAAGACGGAAGGCATATCAGTAATAGAAAGTTGGGTAGTTGAAGACCCTAAACAAGACAAATCAAACCTATACAACCTGAAACCTGAGGGTGGCGAATGGGTTATTATGACTAAAGTATATAACGACGAAGTCTGGAAAGAAGTAAAGGAAGGCAAGTACAAAGGGTTCTCGATTGAGGGAATGTTTGACGGTTTTGAGCAACTTCAGTCTAAAACTGACGCTGAAAAAGTATTAGAAGAACTTCTAGGATTGATTAAGTGAGAGAATCAATAGAATATAGGGTTGAACAGCTAGAGGGCTTTTTTACAGGCGGTGGCGGCGGTTCGGGTCTAACAACGGGTGACGTAGTTTTCATTGCATCATTAGACGACTTACCCACCCCATCTAGCGGGGTGATTACTTTAGCCGACAATGTTACATACTTTTTTACTAATAGCATTGATCTTTTAGGTGATAGGTTGGTATGTGGTCAGAACACCACTATCTTAGGGGGGTCTTCCGAGAATTGCCGTATTAAGTCAACGGGGTTAACTCAAGCGTTAATAACATCGAACTATTCGTTACCTATGCGTAACATTACGATAGAAGCGGCACTTGCGTTAAACTTAGACGGTGACGGAACTACCACGGCGTTAGACTGGTTTGGTGTTAACTTTACAGACTGTGCCGTAGTAGGTACGATTAAAGACTATTCCAACTTTATTATGGCAGATAGTGCTTTTCTTAACTCTAGCGGGTTGACGTTTGACGGGACTATCGGAACGGTAGGATTTTCTCAATGTCTATTCGATGGGCGTTCAGCGACTACTACATTTATCCTACCCGCTACGCTTACAATTACAAGACGTTTCCGAGTTATCTACTCTTCATTTGTTGTGCTTAGTGGTGAAACAGGAATTAACGTTAACGCCTCGGCTACAATACCGACTGAGGCTTATATATTAGACACGGTGAACTTCGGTGGTGGCGGTACTTATCTAAGTGGTATTACGCACACATCTAACGATGCTTTGTTTATTAACTGTACTAACATAACCAATACGGCGGTAAATGGTCAGTTGTATATGCAGGGTAACGTCACGGCTACGACTGTAAGCGTTCAAAACACGTTCTATAAAGTAGCGGGTACAACAACGGCTAGTGCTGACAACTCTAAATTTAGCCACTCTAACAACAGATTAACATGTGACGCTGTAATCAGTAGAAAGTATTTAATACAATGCGTACTATCGTTTACGTCTTCGGCGAATGACATCTGTGAGTTCGGTTTTTACGATAGTCAGTTAGCGACATTAAGAACACCGTCAAGAACTAAGGCAACAGCCAATGCTTCAGGTCGCGCCGAGAATGTGGCTTTCTCATGCGTAGTAACCATGAAGGCTAACGATTATTTAGAGATTCATTGCAGAAATACAAGTGGTGCGAGAAATATTACGGTAGATCAGTTAAACTTTGTAGTAACAGAAATAAGATAAGATATGTATTGGGGACAAGCAGTAAATAACGGCATCTATTGGGGGTATGCCTATACACAGTCGAACTTTGGAAGCGTTTACACATCTTCATGGAGTGGTGACACGCTATTAACAGATACTATATGAGTAAGGTTAAAAAACCAAAGTTAGAAGACTACCTTAAACAATCAAAAGGGCAAGGTCTAGGAAGCCTAGTAAACCAAGGTTCATCTACCGTCACAAACACGGATACCACACGTATAATTACTTCTACTAACGGTTAAAAATACAACAGAACGTTTTTAATTGAGTTATTTACTTTGATAACCAATTAAATTCTTTATGAACATTATCGAACAAGCAAACGAAATCCTGCGCAAAATCGGATTGAAGGCTATCGAAGTGAAATTGGAGCAACAAGTACTACCTGACGGGGTGACAACTATCGAAGCTGAAGTTTTTGAGGTTGGACAACCTGTTTTTGTTGTTACTGAAGATGCTCAAATTGCTTTGCCTGTCGGAGAATACGAACTTGTGGACGGACGTGTTTTGGTAGTGGTTAAAGAAGGTATTATCGGAGAAATCAGAGAAGCAGCAGCGGAAGAGCCAACGGAAGAAGAGCCTGTTGCTGAAGTTCCTGCTGAAATGTCCGAGCCTACTGCACCACAGCCTAAGCGCACAATCGAAAGCATCGTTAAGGAAACGGTGTTTTCAAAAATCGAAGAACAAGCTGCTGAAATCGAAAAGCTGAAAGCGGAACTAGCTGCACTTCAGCCTAAAGACGAAGTGGAACTTTCTTCAGATGAACCCGCTGCTGAACCTATCGTTCACAACCCTGAGCCAGTAGCACAAAAAGAAGTATTTAAATTTTCAACTAAAAAACAGGAATCCGCTTTGGATCGTGTTTTTGCTAAACTATCAAAATAAAAATGGCAACAACAACATCAATTACAACAACGTATGCTGGTGAGTTTGCAGGTAAATATGTAGCCGCTGCACTCCTTACAGCTAACACAATCGAGGCAGGACTTGTAGAAGTTAAGCCTAACATCAAGTACAAGCAGGTAGTAAAGAAACTTTCAGTTAACGACATCCTGAAGGATGAGTCTTGCGACTTTACCGCTACTTCTACTATCACTCTTACTGAAAGAATCCTTCAGCCGAAAGAACTTCAGGTTAACCTTCAGCTGTGTAAGAAGGACTTTGAATCTGATTGGGATGCTATCTCTATGGGTTATTCTTCTCACGACACTCTTCCAAAGTCTTTCGCTGACTTCCTTATCGGTCACGTAGCTGCTAAAGTTGCTGCTAAGATTGAAACTAACATTTGGTCAGGTGACGAAAACAACACGGGAGAATTCGACGGATTCGAAACTTTGTTGGCTAACGATGCTAACCTTGTAGCTGCACAGGAAGTAACAGGAACTACTGTTGATGCTTCTAACGTTATCACAGAAATGGGTAAGGTAGTTGATGCTATCCCTTCACGTTTGTATGGACAGCCTGGACTTCAAATTTATGTTGCTCAGAACGTTATGAAGGCGTATGTACGTGCATTGGGTGGTTTCGGCTCTGCGGGTCTTGGTGCTGCGGGTGTTGGTAACAACGGTACACAGTGGTACAACGGTTCTGCATTGTCTTTTGACGGTATTCCCGTAGTAATGGCTCAGGGTATGTCTGACGATACAATGATCGCAACAACTAAAGATAACCTTTGGTTCGGTACAGGTCTTCTAGCTGACCACAACGAAGTAAAAGTTATCGACATGGCTGACCTTGACGGTTCTCAGAATGTACGTATCGTTATGCGTATGTCTGCGGGTGTTCAGTATGCTAACGTTGAAGACATCGTTACTTACGGTATTGCTAACGCACTTGTATCTTAATTAGGTACTAGCTAAAAAGTCGGGGAGGGGCGGTTAATTCTTTCCCTCCCCTTTTTATATAACATTAAAAACATAACAAATGGCGTGTGATATTAGCCTTGGCAGGATAGAACCATGTAAAGATAGTTTGGGTGGATTGGATGCCGTGTATTTCATCAATGAAGCAGATCTAGACTACACAGATTTAACGTTCGATGGTACAAACACGGACGCAATCGAATCTGTTGCTGGTTCTCCTATGGCATACAAATATGAACTTAAAGGTAACTCATCTTTTGAGCAAACTATCGTAAGTTCTAGAGACAACGGAACAACTTACTTCGAGCAAGTTTTGAACTTGACACTAAAGAAGCAAGACGTAACGACACATAAGCAAATTAAACTTTTGTCTTATGGAAACCCTAAAGTGATTGTTAAAGACAACAACGGCAACTTCTTCTTGGCGGGTGCTAAGTTTGGAATGGATGTAACAGGTGGTACTGTAACTTCAGGCGCTGCCATGGGTGACCTTAACGGTTATACTTTGGTCTTGACGGGCATGGAGCCTGCCCCTGCGTTCTTCTTTGAGGCAACTACTGAGTCTGCACTTGTAACAGCGGGTATTGACATTACAGACGGTAACGGTACTGTTCAGTCTTAATTAATTAACGGGGGAGCAATCCCCCTTTTAAAACTCATAATATGACAGAGTGGGAAAAATTTGAACGGATGGTTAGCCTAAAGTCGGAGTCTATTGAGTTGGGGTCTATTGACGATTTTGCGAACGCTTTAAGTAATATGGTATTAGAGCCTTCTGGTAATATAGGTAATAAAATCAATGAAATGCGATCTGAATTAAATAAACATATTTCAGATTTAGAAACCATACTTGGAAGAATAAACACCGTGGCAAAAATTGGCGTTGATGTTGAGAGACAAGTAAAGGAACTAGGGTTAGAGTTACCAGGTAAATATAAGAGCGCAAAAGAAAGACTGATGAGTGAAGAGACACGTATTAAAAAATCAATTAATGTTTGGAAGTCTGCTGCTCAGAATCTCATTAACCCTTAATCACTTTTCCATAGCTTAAACGAGGGGTAGTCATAACGGCTACCCTTTTTTATTCAAACAAAAATAAAAAATTAAGTTATATAAACATGATTATCTTCACAGAGAGCATAACAGACCAAACGATACAATTTATTCCCCGTGTTTATACGGCTGATTCGCTTGTATTAAAAGACGAACAGACAAACGAGGTATTTACTTATTCAATAGTGCCTAGTCAGTTGGATCATTACCTAACCGTAACAGAAACATTCGACACGGTGGAAGGTCACACATACACAGTAAAAGTATATAACGGTTCAGACGTAGTTTATTACGATAAGGCTTTCTGTACTAATCAAACAATATCTAGCTACTCAGTAAACAACGGCGAGTACGTTCAGAATTCAACTAACAACGATTTCATTATTTATGAGTAATATCCACGTAGTAAACCTATCTAAATACACTCAGCCAGACGTTGTTGAGGATAACCGTAATGAATGGATAGACTACACAACTCCTGAAGGCGGTAGTTATTACGAATGGCTAATTGACCGTTTCCGCAACTCAGCAACACACAACGCTGTTACTAATAACATTTGTAGGTTAATATACGGGCGTGGACTATACGCTAAAGATGCTGCAAGACGAGCAAATGACTATGCTCAGATGAAGTCTATGTTTACGCCTGAAGTGTTAAGACCTGTTGTCTTAGACTATAAACTTTTGGGTAGCGGTGCTTTTCAAGTTATATATAATAAAGCGGGTTCTAAGGTATCTAAAGTCGAACATATCCGTATGGACTTGCTTAGACCTGAGAAGTGTAACGAGAAAGGCGAGATTGAAGCCTACTACTATTCAGATAATTGGGACGACGTAAAGAAGTTCCCACCTAAAAGAATACCCGTTTTCGGTAGTGGTTCACCTTTAGAGGTGCTTGTTTTTGGCAACTATTCAATCGGGCGTAAGTATTTCTGTTCAGTAGACTACGAAGGGGCGCTAGATTACTGCGTATTAGAAGAAGAAATAGCTACATACCTAGTTAATGACGTTCAGAACGGATTCAGCGGTACTAAGGTTGTAAACTTTAACAACGGAGTACCTAGTGAAGAACAGCAAAGATTGATCGTAAACAAGACCATGAAGAAATTCACGGGGTCTAGTGGCGAAAAAGTAATCATTGCTTTCAACGATTCTGACGCTAATAAAACCACGGTAGACGACATACCGCTAAATGATGCCCCTGAACACTATCAGTATCTAAGCGAAGAGGCACGTAATAAAATTCTAGTTGGTCACAACGTAACGTCTCCAATGCTTGTGGGAATTTCTCCAGACGGGCAAGGGTTCTCAAGTAATGCAGATGAGATCGAAACGGCTTCTAAATACTTTCACAACACGGTAATTAAGGCTTTTCAAGAAACTATTATAGATGCGATAGACAAAATATTAGCTATTAACAACGTTAGACTAGATTTGTACTTTAGAAGACTCAATCTATTCGAAGACCTAGACGAAAAAGAACAAGTACAAGAAGAAACGGCGTTAAGCAAACAACAGGGAATTGAAAGCATTATTGCTCAGTACGGTGAGGAAGACGACTTAGAGGGGTGGGAGTTGGTAGATGAACGTGAAGTTAACTACGAACTAGAAGACGAACTAGACCGGCAAATTAAAGAACACTTTAAACCACACAAATCACTATTAAGCAAGATTTGGGAGTTTGCTACGGGTATAGCTTCACCTAACCAAAAGAGTGAGCAGGATAAAGAAATAGACGGTTTCTTTTTTAAGGTGCGTTATCAATACACGGGCAACCCGTCACCAGAAAGAGACTTTTGCAGGTCAATGATGAGGGCATCTAAAGTTTACCGCAAAGAAGATATTATCCGAATGGGCAACCAAATAGTTAATGCAGGGTTTGGTGAGAACGGTGCAGACACTTATTCTATTTGGCTATATAAAGGCGGTGCGAGATGCCACCACAAATGGGTGAGAAGAACCTATGTGAGTACACGTGCAAACGCTTCTATTGGCTCTAAAGACACGGCGGAAACAAGCACGGGAAAGGCTAGAAAGTTCGGCTATAATCCCGTTAATGAGAAAGAAGTTTCAATGATGCCAAACGATATGCCATTGAAAGGCTTTTCACCTAATAACCCTAATTTACCTTCAGACGTTAGATAATGGCACAGTCACTTTTTGTTTCAAGAGAAGATATAGTTAAGTTCACTTCGATGAACGGCAACGTTGACGTTGATAATTTTATCCAATGGGTTAAGGTTGCACAGGATATTCATATACAGAATTACTTAGGAACTGATCTGTTTAACAAAATTAACAACGACATAGTTAACTCATCTTTAAGCGGTGTTTATCTAACTCTAGTTACTACTTATGTGAAGCCTATGGTTATTCATTGGGCTATGGTAGAGGCGTTACCATTTTTGCATTATACGGTAGCTAATAAAGGAGTATATAAACACGGCTCAGAGAATAGCGAAACGGCTACTATCGAAGAGGTAGAAAAGCTAGTAGATAAGTATAGAAACATAGCACAACACTACACTAAGAGGTTTCAGGACTATATGTGTGATAACTCTAGTTCATTCCCTGAGTATCTAAGTAACTCTAACGGGGATATGTACCCAGACAAAGACATTAACAATTACACAGGTTGGTTTTTATGAGAGTAAGAAAAAAAACAGGAACTTACACACCAAAGGAAGAGAACGTAAAGAAGTTAAAACTATTCTTAAAAAAACTAGAAAATGGCGGACTACAAGATAAGTGACCTTACCGCACACCCGTTAACACGTTTACAGGGTACTGACTTGCTAGAGGTATCTTATGACGATTCGGGCACATTTAAGAGCCGTAAGATAGCGGCTAGTAAGCTAAGGCCATATAAAGTTTACTGTGCTAACCTTACGCAGACATCTACTAACGCTCCTACTGCCGATGTATTTGAAAATACTTTAAGTGGAACGCCTACCTTTAGCTATGACGGTGTAGGGGTATACAAGATAACCCTAACAGGTGAGTGGACTGCTGACAAAGTATTTATACTAATATGTAATTTTGGGTATAATGTGGTTTCGTCTTCAAGGGTAGATTCTAACATTATTAAAGTAGAGACATACGATAATGCGGGGATTGCGTCAAACGGCGTTTTATATGATACTTCTATTGAAATTCGTGTTTATCCATGACGGGGTTTTACAACATAACCACAGCCATTAAAGACCAGTTGTTAACTGATCCGATGTGTAACACGGTAACAATCGGTGACATCTTTGAAGTTGACCTTAAGAAACAGACTATATTTCCGCTTAGTCACATCATTGTAAATAACGCTACGTTAGAGAACAACATTTGGCGGTTTAACATGACTGTTCTGGCAATGGATATAGTAGACAAATCCAACGACGAAATAACGGATGCTTTCTTAGGTAACGACAACGAACACGATGTATTAAATACTCAGTTGGCGGTTCTTAACAGGCTTTTAGAAGTGTTGAGAAGGGGGTCTTTATATTCGGAGTATTATCAGTTAGACGGAAACCCAAGTTTAGAGCCATTTACTGAAAGGTTTGAAAACTTCTTGGCGGGTTGGGCTGCTACATTCGATGTATTAATACCTAACGATATGACCGCCTGTGACGGGTTGGTTACTAGGGTTGAATGTGCAGACGCTACTATTAACATTACAGACGATTCAGGAAATGTTCTTTACAGTCTTACTATCCCAAGTGGTGCGACAGACACACAAGTGATAGCTGATTCAACGGTAACTATCAAAGACGATTCAAATAATACTCTTTATACGCTTTCAGTTAATGCTGAAGGCAGTTCAAACCAAGTTATTGCAGACAGCACAGCGGTATTAAAAACAACAGCGGGAGCAACTATTAGCACAACTTCTATTAACGCAGAGAGTAGCGCAAATATAACGGCCCCTGATGCAACTTATTTAGTAGAATACGCCAACGGGACTGACATACAAAGCGGTTCGATAGTTTCGGGCGGTTCAGTTGTTGTAACAGTTCCCAATCCTCCACCTGCCGCATCTGTTGGCGCAAAGCTAATGAAGACGAACCAAACAACGTCTTACAGAACAGGAGATGACGGAGATATTGAAGCGGGTAGAGCAACATCTTTTTTAGTTCTTTCGTCAAACAATCCTTTCGGTAACACCAACCGATTCACGGACACAGCGGGAGGTCAAACGTACACGGATACTATCGTTATTGATTGGTCTACATTTGACGGTTCAACGGTGTTAGGGTGGAGGAGAACAAAAAGTACAGGATATACCGATTGGAATACAGCTATTGATAATGCCCTTGCTTTAAGTATTGGCGGTTTCGCAACTGGTTGGAGGCTTCCAAATAGAGGTGAACTATTCAGTATTTTAAATCACGGTGTAGCAACATCTGTATTGAATTATGCACCTTTCAGCATCACGGCTGACACAAACATTTGGACAAGTACAACAAACAACATAGTAACAGCTAACGCTTTTGTGTTAGCTTCAACAGGGACTGGTTCAATGGGTGCTTTCAATAAAGCATCTGCGGCTGCTGAATACATCCCTTGCAGAACATTCACGGTAACAGGAACAACACTTTCATAATATGAACCATCAATTTTCACAATTCGCAGGAACAATCGTAGACCCTACCGTAGAGGTAGTAAGCGTAAATGATAACATCGTAAACAAGACTTGTTCTGTTGATATAAAATTAACCAACTCTGGCGGTGAATACGGTTTGTCACTTTCAGGTTTTACTTATACAGAAACTTGGGATGATGCCGACATTGAAGCGTGGGTAAGTTCTGAACTACAAAATTACGCTTTGTAATGGCTGATACTTTAGAACTGATAAAACAGCACGGTGTAAAGGCAGTATTGCTTCTTTGGTTGTTGCACATGAACACGAGGGTTAACACCTTAGAGACGGCTTTACAGCATTGCTACGAACTAAGAATAGAGAAGGGTCATGCACACCTGCCTAGCACTAAAGATAAAGATCGTGTTTTGGCAATAGTACCTAAATGTAACTTAAATAAAGATGAAATTGAAAAACTATTACAAGCCCACCCCAAAAAAATGGCGTAAGCTAGGGGATGCCCTTTTGGGTGTTTCTTTAATGGCTGTACCTGCTGAACTTGGCGGTTATGGTTGGTTAGCTATATGTATTTTTATGTGTGGCGTAGTAGGTAAATTCTTAACCAATTTTTTCGCTGATGAAAATTGACAACCGTCTTTTGGCAGTTTGGATATTAGCTACTATACTCTTCGTGGCGTTCGTTTTAGGCTCAGTTGGGTGTTCTGCTACCTATCACCTAAATAAGTATCAGCAGAAAGGCGGAATATGCGGTAAAATAGATACTATCAAAGTAACTAAATACGACACTATAAACCACCGATACTATTATCAGGATTCACTTGTGATAATAAATGACCGTGTTATCCCAAAAACAAAGACTGAAATTCGCTACGAATATAAATTTAAGCGCGACACTATCCGACTTAAAGAAGTGGTGGTTAAAGAGGTTACCAAACAAGAAAAGGAAAAAACTAAACAAACACGATCGCAAAACAGAAGCCCGTGGGTTTGGGTGCTTATGGGTTTAATAGGATTAGTGGCGTTGTACTTAATTAAAAAAGGATGAACTTAGACAAATATTTAGAATTCGTTTCACGTTGGGAAGGTAAATACGGCAAATCTTTAGAAGATTCAGCCTCACGTTATTTCTGTCCTACGCCTTACAAGGACGGACATCGATACCATACAAGCCACGGAATAACATATCAGACTTGGGTTAATAGTTTCGGCCCATTCAAAGACAAAGAGTTCTATTCTATGCCTTCAGAAATGTGGTTTAAGATATTTAAGACTAGGTTCTGGGATAAAGTTAAAGGCGATGCACTACCGTTTAACATTGCAGTTCTTACGACTGAATTCGCTTGGATGTCGGGAGTTGGTGTAGGTGCGAGAAGCCTACAAAGTGCGTTAAGAAATCTCGGACAAAACGTAGAAATAGACGGGCAAATAGGAAACCAAACTATAACAGCTATTTCAAACGTAGATTCTAAAGCCCTATTCGACGAAATGATAAAGATTCGCAAAGGATTCTACGAGAAAATCGCAGTAGGAAAAAACGCAAAGTGGAAAAAAGGTTGGCTAAATCGGTTAGAAGCTGTTAAGGTATTCAAATAAATTGTAACTTAGGCGAAATTTTTAAAGCCTAAATATGAATAAGACAATTAAAGAATTCATCCGTGTTAAGTTAGAAAGCACTTCTAATAACACAGCAATAGCCCGTCAAGTAATTAAAGACTTCGGACTAGACAAAGAACTTGAAGCGGTGCGTAAATGGGTTTCCCGGGAACGAAAAAGATTAAACGTACAAGGCGAACACAGACACCTTAAACGCCTTTTCTTCGATATTGAAACATCTTATGTTAAAGCACCCGTTTGGAGGGGTGGTGAACAGTACATTTCACCAATGACAATAGAAGGTGAAGTAAAGATTATTTGCGTTTGTTACAAATGGCAGTACGAAGACGAAGTTAAAGTGTTAGTTTGGGACGAAAACCAAGACGATAAAAAGCTACTGAAAGACTTCATTAAAATAATGGGTCAAGCTGACGAACTTGTAGCGCACAACGGAGATAGATTTGATATACGCCAATTACGAACTAGATGCGTTCTGCAGGGCGTTCTTATGTTTCCTAAATACAGAACCCTAGACACCCTAAAAAAAGCACGGAAATACTTTTCTTTTATGTCTAATAAACTTGACTACTTAGGACAAAAGTTAGAAGTCGGTAGAAAGTTAGACCATGAAGGTATTGAACTCTGGCGCAAAGTACAGGAAGGCGAATCAAAAGCCGTAAGAAAAGAAAACCTTCAAAAGATGGTTGATTACTGCAAACAAGACGTTATCCTCTTAGAAGACGTATTTAACGTATTTATGCCGTACATAGACCATAACACTAACCACGCTGTGCTAAAATACGGATCGCAGAAAAAGTGGTGTTGTCCTGAATGCGGAGGCGAGAAAGTTAAACTAAGCCACACAGACACTACGCCGATGGGTTATATTAAGAGGTTTATGAAGTGCGAGTGCAAAAAGACATATCATATATCCAACCGAACTTATCAACAATACCTAACTAAACTCGATTAATTACCTATCTTTACACTAAGCTTTTTTGTTCTTTTTCATAGGTTAGGTTAAGCCCTCAGAAATGGGGGCTTTTTTCATTCTATACCCTTAATTTCTTACATCTTATTTAAGGCTTTACCTTTAAAAGTACACTATACTGCACTTTATGTATAAAATAGTGATCATTTTATACGTGATTACATATAAAAGTATAATATAATGCACTTTTATACGCAAAAACATATAATTGAAACCTCAGTAAAATCAGGCAAATCAAAAATAATTTAAAAAAAATGTTGAAAATGTTTGGTAGTTATTCACAAGTATGTATATTTGCATATATCAATTAACAAAAACAGAAAAGAGATGAAAGCAATTAAAATTGAAAACAGAAAAGAGTTGAAAACTTACACAATTGGGCGTAATTGTACAAGTCAAAAAATTGAAACAAGCGTTTTTGTAATCTTTGAAAATAATGCTTCAATGAAATTACAAGCAATTTGTAGTGAAATTGGCAATCATTTTGGATGGTCTGAAGCTGATAAAATGAAAAAAAGTAAATCTGAAAAAACAATTATTGAATTCATTAATAAGTATCAATCATTTGTTTCAAAATATATTTCTTAAAACAACGAGGGGTGCGACTCGGTTAACGCACATTAATTTAAAAACTATGAAAGAAGTAAAGCAACTACACGAAACAGCCACAGCATTACTTGGGCTGATTCAGGAAGAGAAAGACCGCAAAGACCGTCTTTACAAAAATTACCGCCAATGGTGTCACTTTAGTAGTCGTACTTGGCTAGAGAAATACGAACACGATATTGACATTTGCGACAGAGCAATTAAACGGTTAAAGGAATCTTATTTTAAAACGATCAATAAAATAGTAGAACATGGAAAAGCTAATTAAGAAATGGTTGAATAAAGGAGTTCAGCCAACTGGATGGGAAAAGAATACTTACACTCCTAAAATCGCAAAGACAGTTTACCCTAATTGGGAGAAAGGCAACAACGGAAAACCGATACTAAGCCCTAACGGAACAGGAGAATTTTACGGGCTAATCGAAAATAAGTAACAAATAAAAACCAAATAAAAATGAAAAGAACAATCGTAACAATCGCAACAGCATTCTTAACGTTTTCAATGAATGCACAAATCACAATCAAAGCAGAGCCAAAAAGCGAAACGGTATGGCAACCAAGCAAAATATCAAATTTGCCGAACTTAACAATGCTTGAGGTTAATTTAGATACAGCTTATGCTTTCTATTACAAAAACATGGAATACACACACATTACAGATGTTAACTATATAAACTTAGGAGATAAAGAAACGGCTGTTCAGTTTTTTGAAATCTTAAAAAAGGTTTCCTCAGGTGATAACGGCAATAAGGTAGTTATTGAATTAAACGGTTACACATGGTCAATAATGAAAGCATCTTGGACTGTTCAAGTATATAGATCGGGTTCTTTCTTCTACCTTAATTCAAGCCAAGTGGATTCGATACTTGAGAAGCTAAACCAATAAATTATAAAAACACGATAGAATGAAAGAGAAAGAACTATTAGTAAGCACTTCACTACTTCCAGTCTTAGCCGACTACTTAGAAGAGTGTCCGTTCAAAGGAGCAATCAAAAGAGAAGCAAACGGAGTAATTAACTTTATTAGAAACCTAGACCGCCTTTTACTAGAAGGTGCAACATCCGAAGAGATGCAACAACAAATGGATATTCAACAGGCGTTTAGACAATGGGTTGACCAAAACATTGAGGATATTGTTTTAACAATAAAGAACGGAAATGTTAGTATATCATTTAAAAAAACAGAAGACAATGACTGATTTAATTAAACTAGAACAGACGAAGGAACTAATTAGCCAACTAGGGCTAGACCGAAAAGACAGAACACGTAACACGGTTTTTAGACGGGCAATCTTTATGAACTTTCTACGCAAACACGGACTTACTCTGGCTGAAACGGGAAAGCTTTTTAACTTAGACCATTCAAGCGTAATTCATAACCTTAAAACATACGATGCTCAAAAGATGTATGAAGACTTCAGGGCAATAGAATACTTTATGCAATCTGATCTATCTAAGTTAGTAGATTACCAAAAGGTCGGAGAACTAGAAGAGGCGAAAGTAAAGAAGTTTAGCCCGTTAGAATTTAGAATCTTAGGCGTTACCAGTATGCGGGAACTAAAAAAAATTAAAGCCGAGATTGTAAAAGGATGTGAATAATTACCTATATTTGCAAACACTTAAAAACAAAGTAATATGAAAAAAGAAGAAAAAAGCTACCCTCAACTAAACGAAAAGTTTGAGGATTGTATTCCAGAGCCACAGACTATTTGGTTTAAGCTATGGAAAGCTAAACAGGAAATCGAAGCGGTAAAGAAGAACGCTAAGAACCCTCACTTTAAAAACAACTACGCCGACATTAACGCGATCATTGAAGCGGTTGAGCCTGTGTTATTGAAGTATAATCTAATCCTTATGCAGCCTGTTAAATTTGGTCGCGTTTATAGTGAGATTATTGATGCCGAAACAGGGCATACATTGGAGAGTTGGATGGAACTTCCACAGATTACAGACCCGCAGAAAGTCGGTTCAGCCGTTACTTACTTTAGACGTTATACTTTGCAATCACTTCTAAGCCTACAAGCTGAAGACGACGACGCAAACACGGCGAGTGCGACTATCAAAACACAGAAACCAACTATCTCACAAGATCGTTTTGAAGCTGGACTTACCAAAGTAGAAAAAGGCGAAATGACATCAGAGGCTTTTAAGAAAGCGTTAAGCGGTTACGAATTAACGGAGTTACAAACTAAAGCGTTGATGTTGTTGTGAAAATTCGTTGTTCATCAATAGGTAAGATAATGACTAGCCCCCGCACTAAGGGGGAGGTCTTATCTCAAACGGCAAAGACCTATATTCAGGAACTTGCTTTGGAACACAAATACGGGATAAAGAAAACGATTAACTCACGCTACATTGACAAAGGGTTAATTGTAGAAGATGAGGCTATCCAACTTTGTGACCGTGTTTTAGAACTTGGATTCGTAGTGAAAAACGATAAGTATTTTAAAAACGAATTCATCTGTGGTACTCCTGACGTAATAACAGACACTTTAATCGTAGACGTTAAATCGTCTTGGGATGGGTCAACGTTCCCTTGGTTTGAGGAAGAACTACCTAACAAGGATTACTGGTGGCAAATGCAGGGATATATGGCGTTAACGGGTAAACAAAGTGCGATCGTTTCATATTGCCTAATTGACACTCCTTTAGACATCGTTCAAGACGAAATCCGCAGAGCAAGTTGGGCAAAGAAGGAACTAGAAGTTTCTGAAGCTACCGAGAATGAAGTGCGACAGCAACACGAATTTAGCCACATACCAGAACAGAAAAGAGTTAAGGCGTATCTCGTAGAAAAAGACGAACAAGTAATTAACTCAATCTACGAAAAAGTAGGAGAAGTAAGAAAGTATTATCAACAAATAATTGAAAGGATATGAGTTGTAAAATAGACGGTCACTACGACAACACACACGGAAGCCTTTATTACTTTGCAGAAGTACACGGACTTAATTCTTATGAATTCGATATAATAAAACGAATAGTAAGATGCCGAAAAAAAGGTCAATTTCATTCTGACTTAGAAAAGACTAAAAGAGTAATAGACTTATACCTATCAGAATTAGGTGATAGAATCGATTTAAGCAACGATTAACCACTAAGTAATAGTAAGTATTAACCAGACGTAAGAAAACGTCACAAATCAAATAAAAATGAGTGAACAGAAAATTTATGCAGGAAACGGACGAAAGAAATTCGACAACCTGAGAGCAGTAACCGTGTGTTTAAGTGACCTACCGCAAGAACACATCTTTGAGTACAACGGTAAGAAGTACATTAAGCTGAATGTTTCGGATAAGAAAGAAGCGGATCAGTACGGCAAAGACGTAGCGGTAACTATCGACACGTGGAAGCCTGAGCAAAAGACGGAAACTAAACCTGAGAGTGACCTTCCTTTTTAACTAACCAAACCTTACGGTGGAGGTTAACCGTGTTTTTAAAGCTATGAAAAGAGAAAAACCGCCTACAAGATTTGAGATAGTAGAATATTGGTCAGCTAATCAAAATGAAATAGAGGCAAATGAATGTAGAATGGGGGCTGATGAAGCTGATTGGATTGATAGATGTTGGTGTTGTGCGATTGAGTGTAAACAGGAGAGATGTCATATAATACCACATTCTTTAGGAGGGTCGAATCATCCAAGTAATTTTGTTTTGTTGTGTTCTTTTTGTCACCAAGAAGCTCCAAATGTTGCAGATAAATATTTAATGTGGGATTGGATTGCTGAAAATAGGTCTTTATTCTACCTTACAAAAGAAGAAATGGAAGATATTAAGAGTATGGTTAGAGAAGAATTAAATCTAACAACAAATCATTTCGGTCATAAATTAAACAGATCAACAAAGGAATGGGTATCAAAAAGAGTTAGCGACAATTTTTTTAAAAAACACGGACTATGAAAACTTGGTATAAAATAGTCTTCAAACTAAACCACCGTTGGTCTTTCTCCGTGTTTAGCTACGAATCTGAAGACGAAAAGAAAGCCAAACTGCAACGATGGAAAGACGACCACGTAAGACCGTACAATCACATAGAAGTAATCTGGCACGGAATAGATGAAGGAGATTTTACAAAAGCGAAAAAACATGGAAAGAATATTTCACCATTATGAAAAATGGGAATGCTATAAACATGGATTCTTTTCGGAATACAGTCAAGGCGAGATAAATGATTTAATGCAGAGCGTCAGGTATGTATTTTCTTCTGAAAAGATTACAGAGAAATGGATGCGCTTAATAATAGCTTACTGGCCTATATCGTGTGAACAAAATCTAAGTAATTTATCTATGAATAGAGTTGCGTGGTTAGGTCAGGCTGCCTGTTGTTATTACGGTGGAGTTCCAAGTAAAGCGACTATGTATTGTTGGAAGTTTTTAAATGAGAAGACCCAGAGAAGGTCTGATAATGTAGCAAAAAAAATAATAAAAGAATGGGAGCAAAAGATGAAATTACAAAGTACATTAGCAAATGGGAAGGAAGAGGGTATTCAGATGGAATTCCAGATGAAGCCCCCAACGAACTTGAACGATCAGGATTAGTTCCGAGCTATAGGCTTATATGTTTAGCATTAATGAAGAATCCGAATAACTTAGAAATATTAGGAGTTCAGCGTAAGAAATGCAAGATTTATCAGGAAATTAAACGGGCTGAAATATACGCAAGACCTATAGAAGGAAAACAATTAAAACTTTGGTTATGATAAAGTATGGAACTGAAAATGTTTATGACGCTTCATTAGAGCGAATTAAGGTTGCCTTTAGAGATTTCGATAATGTTCTGGTAGCTTTTTCATGTGGAAAGGATTCTGGCGTTATGCTTAACCTATGCTATGAATACGCTAAGAAGAACGGATTACTTCACAAGTTAGCGTTATACTATCAAGATTATGAAGCAGGGTACATTTACACACACGAATACGCCGAAAGGGTATTTTCACAAATGGACATACCGCGTAAATTCTGGCTATGCCTTCCACATTCAGCCGCCTGTTCGGTATCAATGTACGAGCCAAGATGGATTCCTTGGGACAAGGACAAAAAAGACATTTGGGTGCGCCCTATGCCAAATTTGGATTGTGTGGTAAATATTGACAATTGCCCGTATAAGTTCATAAAAGGTACTAAGGGATTTGATGCGCGTATTCAGTTTGCTGAGTGGTTCTCAGAAACATATGGCACAACAGCGGTAATGGTAGGTCTAAGAGCTGATGAGAGTTTGTCACGTCAGGCTATATTTACATCAAAGCATAGGAGTGAAATGCACAACGGATTATCTTACACTAAAACGGTCAATAATACAACCTGCAACTTCTACCCTATATACGATTGGGAAACAAAAGACATATGGATAGCCAACGCAAAGTTTGGATGGGACTACAATAAGATATATGATTTATACTATCAGGCTGGTCTAACTATAGATCAAATGCGTGTAGCCAGTCCATTCCATCAATGTGGGCAGGATAGCTTAAAGCTATACCGCGTAATTGACCCTAATAGCTGGGGTAAAATGGTAGGGAGAGTAAACGGATGCAATTTCGGAGGTATATACGGCGGGACTTCGGCAATGGGGTGGAAGAAAATAACAAAGCCATCACACTTTACTTGGAAAGAATATGCAGAATTTTTAATTTCAACGCTTCCAGAAAGTACGGGAAAAAAGTTTAAGGCTGCACTAAGTCGCTTGAAAAAATCTTGGACAGAAAAAGGCTACGGAAGGAATCCAAGAGTAATTCAGGCAATTAAAGACGCTGGTGTAGTCATTGAGCATACTTCCGATATCAGTAAACTTTGTAAAAAAGATGATATTTATGAAATAATTAAGATTAAAGGAGAATGGCCTGACGAAATAATAATAGACGGAGCAACCCCATTTAGGCATTGCCCTAACTGGAAAGCTGTATGTATAACGATAATGAAAAACGACTTTTCAATGACATACATGGGGGCATCTAGGACAAAGGATCAAAATTTAAAAAAGAAAAACGCTTTAGAAAAGTATAACAATAAATAATAAGCACTATGGAAAGTAATTTTAATTCACCAGTTTACGCGGTAAAGAGAATACCAGTAGAAAAGATTAGAGCGAATGCTTACAACCCTAATTCTGTTGCCCCACCCGAAATGAAGCTACTAGAGTTATCAATATGGGAGGACGGATACACAATGCCAGTAGTGGCTTATTATATCCCAGAAGAGGACATTTATGAAATCGTTGATGGATATCACCGATACACCACTCTAAAGACTTCTAAGAGGATTTATGAGCGCGAAGGTGGATGTTTACCAGTTGTTGTAATCGAGAAGGATATATCTAGCCGAATGGCTTCAACTATTCGTCACAACCGCGCAAGAGGTTCACACTCTGTTGAATTGATGAGTAATATCGTTGCGGAATTAGTTGAGGCGGGTATGTCAGATCAGTGGATAATCAGGCATATAGGCATGGATAAAGACGAACTTCTAAGGCTAAAACAGATTACTGGAATAGCCGCATTATTTAAAGAAGGGGAATTCTCTAAGTGTCATATAGATACATTTGAAGTATGAGAGATTCAATGATAATTTACAGATCGTTCCACGAAGCAATAAAAACCCTCCCTCTTGAAAGACAGGGGGAGGTTTGGAACGCTGTGTTTGAGTATGGTATGAATGGCATTATCGTAGATTTAGAGGGCTTATCCAGTACTGTTTTTACCTTGATCCGTCCGCAACTTGACGCAAACATAAAAAAGTACAAAAACGGATGTAAAGGAGGTCGTAAAAAAAACCTAAACGAAACCAAAAAAGAACCTAAACGAAACCTAAATGAAAGCAAAACGAAAGCTAATGATAATGTTAATGTAAATGATAATGATAATATACCGCACTTTTCACGACCTAAACTTGACATAAACGGATTTCCAATATACGAACAATGAAAGTTAACCACAGAGATCAAGATGAGTTTTTAGAGTTGTTAAGAACAAACCGTGTTCCGTTGGGTAAAGGTATCGGTATAGACTTAGACAACAATCTAAGATTCAAAGAAGGTAAGTTTAATATTATCTTAGGTCACGCTAATGTAGGAAAGACGTATTGGTTGTTATATTATCTACTATGCCTAAGTGCGAAGCACGACCTTAAACACCTAATTTACTCTAGTGAGAATACGGTAGAAGGTATTAAACGTAACTTACTGGAGTTGTATCTAAACGCTAAAGTAGGTACGCTATCAAAAGACGAACTTCAAAAAGGTAAAGAGTTTATAGAGTCGCACTTTGATTTCATAGACACAAACAAGGCTTTAACCTTAGATGACTTTATGAAGGGCGTTCAAGGGATGGGTAAATATGATACGTTAATGATTGACCCGCATAATTCATTCTTAAGACCTAGAGGTACAAACGCACACGACTACGACTACGAAATGGCGACCAGATTAAGATTGTTTTGTAAGATGACCAACACAACTATTTACTTATGTATTCACGCAGCTACTGAAGCACTAAGGAAGCTACACAGAGACGGGGACTATGAAGGACATCCGATGCCTCCGACAATGGCAGATGCTGAAGGAGGTGGTAAATGGGGAAATAGGGCAGATGATTTTTTAGTTATTCACAGATATGTTAGTGATCAAGATAACTGGATGTACACTCACGTTCACGTTAAGAAAGTAAAAGAAACCGAGACAGGAGGTAAACCAACGATGTTAGGAGAGCCTGTAAGATTCAAGTTAGAAAACGGTACAGGGTTTAGCTGTAACGGTGTTAACCCTTTGAAGATGGACGTAAACACGGAAGTAAAAGGAAACTTAAACTTTTGGAACTTAAATGATAAATCAGTACCTTTCTAGCCTATGAAACCAGACACCCTTATAGCAGAAGTAAACCTACAGGCGTTGCTTAATTCTATCCGTCTTTCAGTAGCCGAGATAGAAGAAAAGCATCCAAGTAGGTTAGACTTAATAGAGCCGATGCGAAAACACGAACAAAACTTAAAATACGTCTTCACCGTATGGATAGAAAGAGAAAGACAGATAAGAGAATTAAACAAGTTAGTAGCTAAACTAAGCGAAGAGAATTTAAGATTAAGACAACGAAATAACTTTTTAGAAATATGAAAATTTTAGAACTATTTGCAGGATCAAGAAGTATCGGTAAGGCTGCCGAAAAGTTAGGACACGAAGTATTCTCTGTTGATTGGACAGATTATGAAGGAATTAACTTAGTTAAGGATATTGGAGAGTTAAAGATTGAAGATTTGCCTTGGATTCCGGATATGGTTTGGGCTGCTCCAGACTGCACTACTTATTCAATAGCAGCAATTAGCCACCATAGAGATGGAACAGTGGCTAAAAGTGACTATGCTTTCAAGTGTGACAGCGTAAATGTTCACGTTATATTTTTTATAAATAGGCTACTTGAGTATAACAAAGATTTAAAATGGTTTATTGAAAACCCGAGAGGAATGATGAGAAAAATGCCTTGGATAATCGGGCTACCAAGAGTGACTGTGTGGTATTGCACTTACGGAGATGAAAGAGCAAAGCCTACTGATATATGGTCTAATCACATTTTTAGTTTATTTAATCCTGAAGGATGGAATCCAAGACCACCTTGCCATAATGACAACGAACATTGTCACCACGAGAAAGCACCAAGAGGAAGTAAGACAGGAACGCAAGGTTTAAATGGATCATACGAAAGAAGTATGTACCCAGAGCAATTATGTATAGATGTTATTAATTCAGTATCGAGGACTGTATGAAAACACGAACCAAAAAATGCAAGAACTGCGGTAATCAATTCACCCCTTACACATCACTCCAAAAATTTTGTACAGAATCAGATTGTATCCGTGTTATGGTAAGACAAGCTGTTGAAAAAGAATGGAAGAAAAAGAAAGCCAAGAAGAAAGAAGAGTTAATGAGTTTACAAGACCACTTAAAAGTAACACAAACAATAGTCAATAAGTGGATAAGGTTGCGAGATAAAGACGAACCGTGTGTATCCTGTGGCAAACAGATTAACGGAGTGCAACACGCATCACATTATTTGTCAAGTGGCGGTCATTCATTTGTCAGGTTTCACGAAGATAATATTTGGAAGTCCTGTTACAAATGCAATGTAATGTTAAGCGGAAACCAAATTGAATATAGGAAGAGGTTAATTGAGAAGATAGGCGTTGATCGTGTGGAGTGGTTGGAATCAAACGGAAGCACTATAAAAAAATGGACACTTGCTGAATTAAAAGAAATTCAATATATTTACAAACAAAAAATAAAAGACTATGAGAAGAAAGCAGAAAGACCTTAGAGCCTACCGAATAGGCAGACGAAAAAAAGATTGGTTTTTATACCTATTCTTAAAAGACTGGAATTTTGAACGACTAAATCCTGAAGAATGACACCGAAAGAAAAAGCTGAAGAGTTGTGGAATAAAATGTATATGGTTGATGACCCAATGGGAAACTATCCTATGTGTTTTGATACAGCCAAACAATGTGCCTTAATTGCAGTTGATGAGATAATAAATGATTGCAATGTTCATCTTCATTTACATCAAATTGAATGCTGGAAAAAAGTTAAAAGACAAATAAAAAGGATATGACACCGAAAGAGAAAGCAGAGGAGTTGGTAAATAAGTTTCAACAAGATGTACAAATCATTGAAGAGGATAATGATTCAGAAAGATTTTACGCCAAACAATGTGCATTAATTGCAGTTGATGAAATAATGTACTTATTTAGATTTAATTTATTTTATGGCTATGAGAAGCATTTGACATATTGGCAACAAGTACGAAAAGAAATTGAAGCACTATGAAACTATTTTTAGAACTAACCTGTCCTGAGTGTAAAGGAGAAGGCGGTTACGAAACGATAACAGGAGATGTCAGCGAGAACACGGTTTGTCCGTCTTGTGACGGCGACGGTGTTATCTGTAAACAAGTAGATCAAATGTATCTATACAACCTATCGGATAAGCTGAATGAATATCCTGAGTTAGTAGAATGGATTCTTGAAAATTAAACATGGATATGAAAGCAACATTTGAAACTGAAGACCCTAAAGAAATAATACAGTTAGCAAAAGCATCTGATATGGCATCTTTCATCTGGGAGTTAACACACAACGGATGGCGAGAGTTCAAACATACTGACTACGACTACGAAAAGGCGTGGGGTAAAATCAATGAACTACTTGAAGAATACAATATTAATCCTGACGAATTGATGTAACATTTCGGTAAACGATATGTGGTAAAAATTGGTACTTAACTTAAATAGAAATGAAAACACGAACCGTTTATTTATTAATTACAGCCTTTTGTTTAGGATTTTGGTATTACTTTTTTAAAATTATATTATGAAAGTATTAAACATAGCTACACACGATTTCAGTAATATGTCACACGAGAATGCCAATGCTTTATTAAGTGTTGGTGTTTATTGTTTAGACGTAAAGATACACCCGCACGTATTTAAGTACAAGACGGAAAGCCACATTAGAACGTCTAGGTGGATAAAAGAGAACTACATGAACTGGGATGTTATCCAACTCTTTCACTCAGACGAATCACTTTACTACATAGTTCAAGACCACCCTAATGTGGTTGTCTACCATACAGGAACACGGTACAGAAATTACAAAAAGAAGTATGATCAGTTATTTAAAGGGCGTAAGATAATAACAGACCAATGCGAGTTCTTATTACACAACCAGACTTTTAACTATTTAGCACCACACACCACATTGAAACCTAAACCAAAGGACACAACAGGTAAACTGATTATAGGGCATTATCCTAGCCAACCTGACACAAAGGGTACGGATAGAATAATAGAGATGTTAGAGCCGTTTAAAAACGATTTTGAGTTAAGAATAAGCAAAGAGAAAGTAACGCATGAAGAGAATCTAAAAAGAGTATCTGAGTGTCATATCTACGTGGAGTTGTTTGCTCCTACACAGACTGGGAATCCTTACGGGTGTTTTGGCGTTAGTGCTTTTGAAGCTACGGCAATGGGTTGTTTAGTTGTGACTAACAACATTAACCGTTCGGCATACGAAGATGTTTATGGCGGTCAACCTTTCTTAACTCCGAATACGGAGGAAAACTTCATAAACACGATCACTACATTACACGACAGAGAAACCTTTGAAGCATCTAAAGAGATAATGCATAAAGACTTTTACGACAGACACAGTATAACATCAACAGGAATACGAATTAAAGATTTAATTTATGAAAGCAAGTATTAAAGATTGGGTAAGGGCAACGGAGAATCTAAACATTAGAAGAAAACAACGGGAATCTAATGACGATAACGCAAGGCTAAGCAATGCGGTAAGGGACTATAAAAGCCACATTACTAAGTGCGGTTTCGGTAACAGCGTATTAGATGTTGGTTGCGGTGGTCAATTCTTAAAGCAATGTCTACCTGAGGGCGTGGAGTATATCGGTATAGATGCTTTTCCAATAGTTGAAAACACGGTAGAACTAGCCATTGAAGACGATAAAGTTTTAGACTACTCAGTTGACACGGTTTGTGCTTTTGCTGTTCTGGATAATTGCAGGGACTTCTACAAGGCGTGTGAGAATATGCGTAAGATCGCAAAGAATAACGTAATCATTCTTACGGGAATAGGAATAGACCCCGACCAATATCACACGTTCAGACTAGAACTAGAACACTTCGATAAAGCGTTTGAGGGTATGGACTGCACACACAAAGAATTAATTTCACCTAAAGTCTATTTGTTATGTTATACCCAAAGGTAAGCATTATCATTCCTTACAGCGTAGACAGGGGATGGCTTAACGAAGCTATTGAAAGCGTTCACGCCCAGACTTACAAAGGTGAGATTGAACTAATAATAAGCCAAAGTAATAACGGTGTAGCGTATAACCTGAATAGAGGCATAGAGAGAGCCACGGGAGATTTAATTAAATACCTATGTGAGGACGATTGGTTAACACATAATTCAATAGCCGACAGCGTTAAATCAATTAGAGACTTCGATTTTATACATGGGGATGCTTTAAACCACATTAACGGGAATATTGAAACGCAGAAACCAAAGCGGTCTAATCCTTCATTTGAACAAATGATATTAAACAACGTTATCCACGGTGGTACGTTAATGTATAGGCGTGAATGCTTTAAGGATAGAATGTTTGATGAAAGTTTAGACTGTGCGGAAGAATACGACTTTAATCTTTACTTACTCAAACACGGGTATAAGTTAGGCTATTGCTCTAGATATTTATACAACTACCGAAGACACAAGAAGCAAAAGAGTTTAGGTGAGGGTGTAGATCAGGAGGTGAGAAGAAAAAAAATACACGCAATAAAGATGAAATACAATTAGATTAAAAAATAATGTTATATTTGAAAAAAAATTGATCAAGTGGAATGGTTAACTAAAGTAGCGAAGCATCACAAAGAATGGGTATCTGTTGTCCGTTCTTGGGGAGTTGGTGAGTTGTCTGAGGACTTAGTACAAGAGATGTATCTAAGGCTTCACAAATACTCTAACGAATCTAAGTTCATAGACGAACACGGACACGTTAATAAGTTCTATGTGTATGTTACTTTAAGGAATATGTTCCACCTTTACAATTCAGATAAGAAGAAGATAGACAAAGTAAGGATAGGAGACGGTTTTGAATGTTACGACATAGTTTCAGACATTGAAGAGCAACACGGTTACGAGTTAATAATACAGAAAGCCGAACAGGAAATAGATAGTTGGGACTGGTATGACAGAAAGTTATTCAGGTTATACGTAAACACGGACATGAGCATGAGAGACATAGAGAAAGAAACCAATATAAGCCTAACATCTATTTTCAATACTATTAAGAATTGTAGAGCAAGACTAAATCGGGAACTAGGTGAAGACTTTCAAGACTACTGCAATGGGGATTTCGATAGGATTTAAAGCAAAGTACAGCATTGGGCAAATGGTCTATTTAAGACACGACCCAGAGCAATGTGAACGCATGGTTACATACTACGTTTACAACGGCATCTTCTTAACTTATATGTTAAGCTGTGGCGAGGCTCAGACGCAACACTTTGAATACGAAATCACGGATACTAAAAACATCTTATATCAATATAACTAAATGAAAACAATTAAAGCATACCTAAGCAATCAAAAAGACATAGCAGCCGCTGCTTATTACACGGTGCTAAAAGAAGGCGGAAACTTGCATGACGCTAAGTTTTGGCTAGAGAGAATAATTCATGTTGAACTAATGTTAAATGATCTAAACAATGGCGAAAAGACAAAGAAGAACTAAAGCCGAAATGGAAGCAGCAAAGAGACACAAAGCTGCGCTAGAGTATGACCCACAGAAACACGATGCCGAAGTTATTATACAGTCTGAGATAGAAAAGACTGAGGGCAAAGTATCTTTAGGTCTAGGCGACACGGTAGAAAAGATTACCGAAGCAACAGGAATTAAGAAAGTGGTTAAGACTTTGTTTGGTGATGACTGCGGATGTGATGACCGCAAACAAAAGCTAAATAAATGGTTTAGATATGTAGAATGTCTAACGGAAGAAGAGTATATTACGTTAGGAAAATACCAAAAGACGAACACCTTAAGCATCAAAGACCAAGACACATTACTAAAGATATACAATAGAGTATTTAACAAGAAAGAAACAATGTCTTCTTGCACTCAATGTTGGAAAGAAAGAATGTCTGATTTAAGAAAAGTATATAACGAATATGAAAAAGAGAATAAATAACGCACTAAGAGAATTGTACTGGGCAGGAATAGTTCTAATGCCGTACATTACTTACATCCTTGCAATCGTAGGGATCATTTCACTATTAAGCTGTGAAAAGGAAAAACCGAAACCTACGTACACACCTCCGCCAAGCTGTGACTGTTACGAGATACACCAAGTGTTTCTACCAGGTATGGGTTGGGCTAACGACTACAACACGGACACCACAGAGATGAACTGCAACCTAGATAACGGTGTATGGACTTACACTAATGCAGAACATACTAAGCGTAAAAGAGTAAACTGTCTTTGATTAAAATTTAAATTCTTTTAAAATGGACGGAAGAAAGAACAACGGCGGACACTCTACAAAGGCAAAAGGAGCCGATAAGAGAAAGAATCAGTACAGAGAAGCAGTAGAACGTGCAGCGACTGAAGAAGATGTCGTAGATGTCATTAAAATGCTTCTTAATAAAGCGAAGTCTAAACAGGACGTAAAGGCGGCACAACTATTTCTTGAATACACGGTAGGTAAGCCAAAACAGGATGTTGAAATTGAGGGTGGAGTTTCGTTTAACTTTATTGATTTGCTAAACAACTTGAATGGCTCTAAATGATAAGTATGTAGATGCCTTTAAGAATCCCACCCGCTACTTTGTTGTGACGGGTGGTCGTGGTTCTGGTAAGTCGTACTCTGTAAACATGATCCTTTCTCTATTAACTTATGAGTCGGGTCATGTTATTTTGTTTACACGCTACACAATGGCATCTGCTCATATTTCAATTATACCTGAGTTTTTAGAGAAGATAGAGATACTAGGAAGGAAACAGGACTTCCACATAACAAAAGACGAAATAATAAACAAGCTAACAGGTAGTAGGATAATATTTAGAGGTATAAAAACATCTAGCGGTGATCAGACTGCCAACTTAAAGTCTTTAACGGGTGTTACTACGTGGGTGTTAGATGAGGCAGAAGAATTAACCGACGAAGACACATTTGATAAAATAGACCTATCTATACGTCACAAGCAAATGACGAACAGGGTCGTGCTTATATTGAACCCTACAACTAAAGAACATTTCATTTATCAGCGTTTTTTTGAGGGTAAGGGTGTTGAAGGTGGTTTTAATGGTATAAAAGAAGATACGACGTATATCCACACTACATATTTAGACAACATAGACAACCTTTCGGAAAGTTACCTTAGGCAAATAGAAAGCATAAAGCAAAGAAGACCTGAAAAATACAAGCATCAGATTCTTGGTGGATGGCTAGATAAAGCCGAGGGTGTTATATTTAGTAACTGGTCAATAGGTGAGTTTAAAGAGGTAGGCAAGTCTGTGTTTGGTCAAGACTTTGGATTCAGTAAAGACCCGACCACATTAGTTGAAACATCAATAGATAAAGACGGACAAAAGATATACGTTAAGTTACACTTGTATAAGGAAGGCTTAGTAACATCTGAAATAGAATCTATAAACAAAAGAATAGCAAAAGATAGTTTGATAATTGCTGATAGTGCAGAACCAAGGCTAATAGCAGAACTTAAAGCAAAAGGAATAAACATAGTTGAAGCCGTTAAGGGTCAAGGCTCTGTTACACATGGTATAGCATTACTTCAAGACTACGATATAATAGTAGACCCAGAAAGCATTGATCTACACAAAGAGTTAAATAACTATTCATGGTTAGAGAAAAAATCTAAAACACCAATAGACGACTTTAACCACGCTATTGATGCGTTAAGATATGCTATTACTTATCAATTAGAAAACCCTAATCGTGGAAAATACTCAATATATTAACCTAGATGAATATGTAGCGGTAGTGGAATGGTATATTTACCACCGCACAGGAAGACGTGTAAAGATAATCTTTGACGACCCTATGCGGTTCAGGTTACACTTCAAAGCGTTAGTTGCCTGTTATGATCATGTCATGTTATACAAAAGCAAGAATTAAAGTTATTTAAATATGAAAGTCGAAATCAATGTGCCGAGTTCACTTAACGACATAACGCTAGAGCAATATCAGGCGTTTATGCGTGTATATGAAAACACGGACTCAGACGAATTCATAAGACAAAAGATGCTTTCTATATTCTGTAAGATTCCTTTAAGCCACGTGCTAAGAATTAACGCTCAGTCAGTAATAGAAGTAAGCGACCATTTAAACAAATTGTTTGAAGGTGAAAAGAAGTTCACTAACCGATTTAAACTCGGTGGCAAGGATTTTGCTTTTATTCCTGAGTTAGAGGCTATGGAGTTCGGTGAATACATAGACTTAGAAAACAACATAGGAGACTGGCAAAACATGAACAAAGCCATGGCGGTAATGTTCAGACCTATCACCAAAGAGAAAGACGGTAAATACCTGATAGAGCAATACGAAGGAACAGCGAATTACTCAGATGTAATGAAGTATGCGCCACTAGACGTGGTAATGGGCGCAGTTGTTTTTTTTTATCATTTAGGGAACGAGTTATTACAGCTTTCCCTAAGTTATATTCAGGAGGAGGTGACGGATTTACAGAAGAAGAGCAGTTCGGTAAACAATGGGGATGGTATCAAAGCATCTATGCAATCTCTCACGGAGACCTTAGAAGGTTTGAAGAAGTTACAAGGCTTCCACTATCCGCTTGTCTTACCTACCTAACGTTTGAGAAACAGAAACAAGACTTAGAAAGGAAACTATTAAAAAGAAATGCTAGACAACGTTAAACAGGAGTTAGAACGATTCAAAGACAAAGTAATAGCTGAGTCTAAGAAAGAACTTGCACGGCAAGGCAAAAAGTCTTCGGGTAGGTTGTTTAACTCTATTGACGGTGAGCTAGAAGTTTACAAGACTAACAACTTTTGGTTATCGTTTACGCTAGGTGATTACGGTGAGTTTGTAGATAAGGGGGTTAGCGGAACACGGAAGAAATATAAAACACCTTTCTCCTATACAACCAAGATGCCACCGCCAAGTAAGTTAGATAAGTGGATAGTAAGAAAGGGAATGGGTAAAGATGAAAAGGGAAGGTTTGTAAGCAGAAAGTCTTTGCAGTTTCTTATTGCACGATCAATATTCAGAAATGGACTAAAGCCTAGCTTGTTTTTCACTAAGCCTTTCAACAAAGAGTTCAAGAAAGTTTCAGACGATATAGTAGAGGCTTTCGGATTAGAGATAGACGATTTCTTAGCATATACATTGAATAAATTATGATTTTCGCACGTTCACCTTATTACGTTACGCAGTCAGGTTCGGCAAATGACGACACAAGCGTAGAACTATATATTTGGAATGACCCAGCGTCAGCCCCATTGACACCTACTTACACTTTAAGTAAGCCTATACCGTCAAGCATTATCACTTCATGCAGTTACAACATTTCGCCTTATCTACGTGAGTATATTGCTTATTCTAGTTTTACTAGTGCCGCCACTAACTCTTCGCCTCCAAAAGCGGGTAGTGAATATTGCTTCGTGACCATTAAAAAATACAAGAACGGCGTATTACAAAGCACGACATCGAACGTAGAAGTGTTAGATGGGTATGGATATTACTCACAGGACTATAACCCCGATTTAGGCTCTATCCTTGCGACACCCTCGACTTATTACTATTGGTACGATGCTAATAATGATTTAGCTTCTACTCAACTTAACAGGGCGGGTGAGGTCTGCGTAAAGACGGGTACAAGTTGGACTGCTGTTTATACTGACCTTGTTACAGCGGGAACATCTACTATTAACTTAACTAATGATTCATTGGTAAGACCTACGGCGGTGTATAAGTCGGGAGGTACTAACTACTATCCTAACGGTAATAAGCTAGAGATCAAAAACGGCTCTTCGGTTGTTCAGGCTACATTCTATTTTAAACCTATTGAAGAATGTAAATACACTCCCGTAGTGATTGACTTCGTGAATAAGTATGGACATTGGCAAAGGACGTTTATGTTTAAAGCATCCCGTGAAAACATGGAGGTAAACAACACGGAGTATTACTTAATGCAAGACATTGACTACGATACGTCTAACGGTCAGTTTCAGGTATTCAACGCTAACGGTAAAGAGTATATCTCATGTAATACGGGTTGGGTAGATGAGGACTACAACGAAAATACGTTAAAACAATTATTACTTAGTGAGAAAGTATTAGTAAACGCTAAACCCGCGAAAATACGAACCAAGTCTATTGCATTTAACAAACACATCAACGATAAGTTAATTAACTATAACATCGAATTTGATTACTCTAATTACGTCATAAACAATGTATAGAAAGGTTCAAATATTTGTTGAGAATTTAGAGTTAGAGTTATTCAATGACGAAAAGATAGAGGTAACTTCTACCGTTCAAAACATCTCAGATATAGGTAAGGTCTTTACGGACTTTTCGCAAAGTTTCACTATCCCTTGTTCTAGGCAGAATAACTATATCTTTGAACACTACTACAACAACGACGTAGATAATACCGTAGACCACCAAGTAAGACGTTCTGCACGAATAGAGATAGACACTATACCGTTCAGGACTGGTAAAATTCAGATAGAAAGCGGTCAACTAAAAAACGGATATGCCGAAAACTACAAAGTAACATTCTACGGAGACGTAGTTACGTTAAAAGACCTAATAGGTGAAGACAAGCTTTTCGACCTAGACTACGATTCCTTAAACCACAACTATTCAGGTGCAGAGGTACAAAATAGGGTGGAAGATTCTACTGACTATGATGTACACTACCCCTTAATTAGTTCGGGTACTGTTTGGCAGTATGGAGATGCTACAACGAACGACATAAGCACAACGGGAGGTGCAATAAGTTATACTGATCTATTCCCCGCCGTTAGGATTAAGTCTATATTCGACGACATAGAAACGAAGTACAACGTAACGTTTACAGGTTCGTTTTTAGATAACGACAAATTTAAAAACGCTTATCTATGGTTTAAGAACAAAGAACAGTTCACATTCTATTCTAAGCCTAAACAACTAGAGTTCGGCGAGGCGGGTGTAAGTACTGATTACTTGTATAACGATACTGTTCAGATAAGATATTTAGACGAGGCGGCTAGGGCTGCTTACGTTGTTGCCCCTTATGACTTAGCCTCGGCATCTTCATTCGTTCATTCTATCACAGTAGAGATAAACACGGGTTCAAGTATTGATTACTTCCTAGACGTTTATGAAAACGGTGATTACCTGATGAGTTTTGAGGGTAACGGGGCGCAAATATTCGATGCTTACGCAATAAGTAACTTATCATTAAGCGTTAATGGTTCAAAGGACATTACTTTTTACTTACGTTCAACGTCAGCAATGACTTTTAGCTGTACGGTAACTTACGACATTGATTATACACTAGTGGATGTTGGCACGGGCTCGGATGACTTTACCGACACATACACGGACACATCTAACACTTCACTTTCTACGGTTGCACAGACTGACTTAAAAAGCCTAGCACCCGACATGAAGATAGTTGACTTTATTAACGGTGTTGTTAATATGTTCAATCTAACGTGTTACGCTACCGACACTACTACTTTTAGGTTTGAGCCATTAGAGACGTTCTACAATACTGGATTGATACGAGACATAACAAACTATGTAATCGAAGACGATATAACGGTAGAACGCCCGAAATTGTATAAGAACATCAATTTTGAGTGGGAGCAGTCGCAGTCTTTTATGAATAGGGAGTTTTTCGACTTATTTAGAAAGGAATACGGTAATTTAAGTGCTGCTTTTGATTATGATGGTGGAGACTACACTATTAAACTACCTTTTGAAAGCATACTGCATTCTAAATTCACAGACACACAATTACAAGTCGGTTATTGTTTAGGTACTGAACCAGAGTATAAAAATTACATCCCTAAGCCAATGGTTTTGTATAGGTACGACCACCAAACAACGGATGTATCTTTTTACTTAAATGACGGTTCAACAAATAACTTACTGACTACTTACAGACCGTTTGGGCAAGACACAAGATACTCAAACGAGACGTACACTTTGAATTGGGGTTCTGAAATTAGTTCTTTTGAGTTAAGCGTAATAAATAATACTCTTTACAGGACTTACTACGAGCCTTATATTCAAAACTTATACGATCCAAAAACTAGAGTTGTCTATGTAAAGACGAAACTACCTTTACGAGTACTTACAAGCCTTAAACTAAACGATAATCTAATAATAAGGGATAAGAAGTACGCCATTAACGAAATGAAGACCGACCTAACCACGGGTGTAGTTGATTTCGTACTTATATCTAATTGGAGAGACTCACAAGAGTTTGGCGGTACTTATACGGTCAGCTGTGCTAGTCAGACTTTAGACATTCCTTTCAGCGTTCCTGATGGATTTACTGTAACTATCGGCAGTCCTTATGAAACTCAGTTTGCAACACCTAACGACACTACGCCAACGGGTGAACAGACTATTTCGTTTAGTATAACTTCACACACGGGGCAATCACAAAGGGTTAACACTTTCCCTTTAACTGTTACTGTTGACGGCGGTACATATACGCAATATTTGGTTATTATACAAAAGCCTTGCAG